CGCCATACCTTGCTGACCTTTTGATTGTTCCCATTGGTCATATACGGTTTTATAGGCGGTATATAATGCATCAATTTCGGGTATGCTCAGATAATACTTGTCTGGGAAGTTACCTATTGCTGACATTGCTCGGTCAACAGAATCATTGAATTTATTATTTCTAATTCCGTATTTTGCTATATTGTACCAAGCTGTTTTGATAGGATTGCCGTAGTGACCAACCTTTGCCCAGTTGCCTACTTCTCGTAGACCTAAGTCGATTGGTGGATTTTCACCGGCCATTCTTTCATTATATGCGGCTAATCTTTTAACTTGTTCTTCATGTGAGTCTTCTTCAATCTTTGCTTCCTGGATGCCTGCATATCTACGTAGTAAACTTAGGGCACTTTCTTTCATTGATTTTTCTTCTTCGTCAGCTTGATCATCATCAAATTCCATGGCTTCTTCGTCACTGGTGTTATAGCTACCATCTTTGTTAAAACCTTCTTTAACTTCATCACTTGGTTTTTTACCTGTTTGAGGAACGCCTGATTTTTTCTGTAAATCTTTGATTAGCTCTTCGTCATCTTTGTGACCTAGAGTGTCCAATGCTTTTTTACCAAACTCTTTAACTTTATCCATTACACCTTCTTCAACTTCTTCTTTGCAATCACCTGTGTGTACGTGACCGCAATCTGGACATTTTTCACTGTCAGCTTCTTGAATGGCTTGCAGACCTTTTAATACGTTGGCAATATCTTCGTTTTTCTTCTTGCCGTCTTTTTCTTCTGCTTTTAATTCAGCTTTAAGTAACCAGTCTGGCTTTTTACCATCTTTGTCTTCGGCAACAATGGTGTTTAATTTTTTTAGTATGTCTTCAAAGTTCATAATTATTTCCTTGCAAACGATGGTTGCTTACCTGGCTTACCGGACTTAGTCAATGGGCTTGTTTCATTTTCCTTGGGCTGATCGCCGATCTGAGGTTCACTAACAGGCACGTCGGGGTCTGCTATTTTGGGTAAATCTTTACGTCTTTCATCAGATAATTTTTTTAATTCTTTTAAAAGACCAGTATTGAATTTGTCGCCGTAAACTTCATCTGCTGTGGTTTTACTTCCTTCGCTCTTGTCGTAATCTGTACCGATGATTGCTTGCTTGTCCTGTTTGTTCAATGAGTTTTTAGCAATATCGTCTTGTGTTTCGCGTGGATCTGTTGAATGGCGTACAACAACATAACGTTCTGTACAATTTAATAACTTAGAGATTTCTATTTTAAGAACTTCGTTACTAACAGGCAGGCCTGCAACAAAATCAATAATCTGGACTTCAGCTGAATCTAAGTCTGGAAAATCTAAGGGTGATTTTTGTAGTATTAGTTTGTGCGGTGCTGTTATGCGCTCTGCGTCATACTTTTCTAAGTGTTTTTCAATCTTATCAATTTGCTCATCCGTGACAGGACAGGCCAGTTTGATTCTGATTTCATGCTTAGTTCTAAGTTGTTCTATGTATTCAAATAGAGTTGCCATCTGTATTCTCCGATACTTTATTTATCATTCTTTTTTAAGTTCTGGTTAATGAGATTTAATATCGCATTACGATCCGTGGTAAGTTCTGTGGATGCATCACCAGCTGGTTCAGCATCTTTCATGCTGTTTGCCAGTCTAGCGGCCTGTAATTGCAAGCTGACCATCTTCAATTTCTTTTCCAATTTGGCAGTTTTAGCTGTGATAGCATTGGACATCATTCCGCTGGCAACTTCAAAAATTTTACCTGCATTTCTATCATCGACGTTAAAACCTAGATCCATTAAACGATCATAGCTTTCCATGGCTTTTTGTGCATAGTCGTCTAGATCGTTGTCTTCTGTGTCTAAGCCTTTGACCTGCGGTAATGCCTGATCAATTCGCTGTGCCACAGTTAATTGTTCTTTGATAGAACTTTGTAAGTCAACTATCTGGGCAGTATTTACTATTGGTAGTTGATTTTCACTTGTAGACTCTGATCTGTCGGTTTCCAAGGATTCTATGTTAAAAAAATCTTCTAGTTTTTTAGTCATCTTGTTCTTGTCCTTTTAGCTCGGGGTTTAGATTTTGGTTGCCAATTGTTGTATATATCTTCTTCTGTGAGTATTCTAAATTTCATACCCATACGTTGACAAAAGGCTCTACATGCTTCCCACTTAGCCATATTTAACACCACAGCCGCTTTTTCTTGTTGTGTAGTAGCTTCGCCTAATATTGCTTGTTTACGCGGCTTTACTTCGATGACTTCGCTGATTTTATTTCCATTCTTATCTTGATAAGTGATTAAGAAGTCCGGAATATAAAATGTATTTCTGCCATCAAAAGGATTTCTATAAGGAACACGCAGACATTCACTGCCCCATCCTATAACGGCAGGATGGTTATCACAGAATCGCATTACAGTTAATTCCCAGCCACTGCGATATTTAGGTGTTCCTTTACCTATGTACTTTTGAGGATTCTGTGGCGTAAATGCGCCTTGTAAATAGTTAGGCATTATACTATCTGCGATTTAATTACAGGCGGAACATTGTTTATATCAATATAACCTATTTGACTGCTATTTGTACGAGTGCTGTTTAATGCTCGATAAATGTTAGTGTCAAATCTAATGCCGTTGGTAGAAACATTCTTTAGTAACTCGTCGGTTGATACGCCTGTGTCATGACTAATAGTCAGTATCATTTTAGCTAAAGCCTTGGCTGCTGTTGTACTAACATTTTTTCCCAGTAACTTTCCATAGACAACATCAAACAATGTTGTTTCAATTGCATTACTCATTTGTTGCTCCTGTAACAGGATTTTCTACAGAATAAGTGATAGCTTCGAATCTAACAGAAATAGTCCATGTAACTGCTTCGCTGGCAGCATAATCTAAATTGTCATGCTGTACATCAACAATCTTTGGACGCCATAGTGTAATTGTACTTGTGTTATCTCTGTAAAATTTCACAATTTCTATTTTTTCAAAAACTGTGTCACCCATGTCTGGACGAATTTTAAGACCAAATCCATCCAGGCCTGTTCGCATAGTTTTCATACTTGTGGCTACTTGAATCGGGTCAAAGTTTGAACTAACGTCGTTGAGATATGTTGTTAAGAATGATTGAAATTTATTGTCTGTTGTATCGTTAAAAGCAATAGTAATAGGATCAAATTGAACCTTGGTAGGAACTAACTGTCTTACGTTCCAAGAATTAATTACTTCTGTTTCTATGTTATAACGTGGTAGTTCAATGGTCCTTAGGGCCTTGACTGTCATTTTAGATTGTTCTTGTAATGTTGTGTTAGATTTAGAATAGAAAGTAACATCAAATAGGTACTTCGGGCGAATCAATTGTTCGCCCGGAGACCCCGACCATTCCATTGCTTGGGTTATAGCGGCCATAGGCTACCTATTAACCTCTTAGTGCGTTAGAACCTAGACCTGATAATATTGGCGATGGGCCTAATACTCCATTAGTTAAAGCGCCTTGCTCAAATTCGCTAGGTTGTTCAACATTATGAATATCTGCAGAATCAAAACGTATCTGTAAAGTTACTTGCATTACATCACTGGTAGCATAGTTGTTTTCGCCATAGTTAACGTTTTGAATGAAACAACCATTCAAACTCCATGTTTCAATAACTGTAGCAGGTTGTGCGCCATCTAACTGCTCTACTAAAATACCAAACTTGTATTGACTTGCAGTAGCCGGAGCACTTTGTAAACCATGATTCAATTGTTTTTGTAATTGTGAAGACACGTGTCTATGTACATTATTATTGATATCATCTCTTAATGTAATAGTTATCGGCTCCCATGTGTGTTTACCAGCCACATAAGCGCGGCTGTTGTATGCATCGATGGTTATTTCGTCATGTGTTAAACTTGGACGAGTCACGCTGACTACGTTCTGTGTGAAGTCTGAACTACTAGTATCTGCGCCAAATTGTATCATTTTGACACGGAATCTGTACTGTAGTTTCGGCATCACAATAGTTGAACCTGTATCAGTTGGAACGCCAAATTGTGTTAAATCTGCCATGTATTTTCTCCTTGGTCTATTGTTATTTAGCTATTATTTGGTCGTTCCTAATTCGCCGGTATTAACCACGCGGATTGGAATATAGATAAATTCAGCGGCTTTAGTTGGTTCAATAGCAACATCAATCCATAATTCGTTTTTATCTATTTTAGCTGGTGTGTTGTTTGTTTCATCACAAACAACGATAAAGTCATATATGGCTCTCTTGGCCAACATATCTGATAAGAATGCGTCAAACACAGATTTAGCGTTAGTGCGTGTGATCTTATCGTTGGGTCCGAAAATAAACGGACCAGCTAATGGATCGAAACGTTCACGTAAGTAAGCCAATAAGCGACCTACGTTAATTCTGTCCAATGCTGTAGAAGCGTATTGTAAAGTTTTCTGACCGAATACATATAAGCCTTGTCCAGGGAAGTTAGCCAATGGGTTAAGTCTGTTTGCATACAATGTATCACGTTGACCACCTGTTAATGCTACTGGAATAAATTCGCCGTCCATGTTAACATAGCCCACGTTCGAAGCATTAGTAATAACACCGCGTGTTAAACCTGCAGGTGCAAACCATGGATAACTAACTTGGTCATTGTATGCCATTGTTCTTAGTACAACATGACTTGCTGGAACAACTACATCATTGCCCATTAAATCTGTTGTGATTGCGCTTGGGTAGTAAGC